TACCTCCCATAGATAATTAGTTAAAAGAACTGATTTCGATTCTTTTGAATCATCATCAGGCAGACCACACAGTCCACGATCAGTTAGAACACAGAGCAGAGAAAATATTACTGGTAACATTTTCTCCACTCCAGTCCCTTGGATTAGATCAACAAGTCTTGATGTCTAACCACAAAGTCAGAATAAACCTTAGTCTCTTTCAACTGAGGTTTCATTCCAACCATAGTACGAACAAAGAAGATAGCAAACTCATCAGTCTGAAACTGCTCTACAAATTTTAGAGCGTTCTCAAAATGAATCGCTAACTCTGAGTCCTTCGATTCCTTAATGGTAGAAGTCAAGGCAACCGCAGTAGCGTATTGCAGACCAACACCTTCGGGAACATCCACCTTCTTACCATCCAACACCTTTTGTAGATTTGGAACATCTTGCATCAAGGTTATGAATGCCATGAACTCCGCAGTAAATTCTCTTCCAACGAAACTATAAATTAGATTCTGTAAGATTTCTTTACTAGGTTTCTTAGCTAGCACCTTAGACAAATTAGTAATTGTTCTAGGTGTTGCACTTGGCTCAACAATTTTGGGGTCAAAATTATTAAGGTACTGTGGCTGATACTGAATGAAAGCAATTAGTCTTTCATCAACACCATTCTCACTTGCCCACTTGAGCCAGTCGTTAGCATTGCTCTCGAACTCAATTAGACCGACACGACCTAAACCATGAGCCACAATTTTGTTGGCACTTGATCTATCGCTGTGACGATTTCCCGCAAGAACTATTGTCCACCCATCAGGCAAGACATATTCTCCAAGTCTTCGTTCCTTAATCAACTGCGAAGCAATTGCTTGAAGGTCTTGACCCGCTTGAGAAAATTCATCTAAGAACAACAGACCTTTACCTTTAGTCGGTAAATTTCCGAGCATTGCTCTCTTCTGAACTCCATCAAGAATATAAGGAAGTCCGCCAAAGTCTACAGACTCAAAATGACTCAGTCTAAAATCGACCAAACCAAATTGTTTTGCAGTCGGGCTAGCATTATCCCAACTAACTGTAAGACCTTCCTTCTCGGCAAGACTTTCCGCAAATTGATAAATCGTTTCCGATTTACCAACACCCACCGAACCAAGAACTAAAGGAACTGTTCCTGACTCTTTCATTATGTGAAGCATCTCCATAGTTTGACTAGGCGATGACCCATATACATTTTGTTCATCCATAATTTTTCTCCATCATAGATTAATAGTTAAAAGACTGTTTCGGAACTTTCGTTCCATCATCAGGCAAGGCACACACCTTGCGACAGTCTTTGAGGGGGATGACTCATAACCATCCCCGACAAATTTGACTTACTTAGAGTCCTTCTCTTCTCTGGCATTGAGCCAGTCGATAGTGAAGGCATTCTGTTCTCTAGCAATCTTTTCCATCACTTTAAGAACTTCTTCATAAGCGTAACCACTCGCTCCATATACTTCGTGATAGAAGCGAGCATCCAACAAGGCTTGCGGATTGTGTTCTGCAATCATTTCTAGATTGTAGTCATCCGCAGAAAGAACCGCACTCGTAGTTTTTCCGATAGCTTCCGCCAACCTTACCGCTACTGTGTCAGTCATCCCATGATCTATTAAATAGATAGCCACCAAACTCCAAGTCTCATCGCTTGGAACAAAGTAAGAGTCTCGCTCATACTTTGGTTTATACATTTCTTTTTTCATGTCACTACCCTCCTTGAGTAGTTAGTTAAAAGAACTGATTTCATACTTTTGTAATCATTCAGACCGAGTACACACTCGATTATCAGTTTTATATTTGAAGGGGATAACAATTAAGTCATCCCCCGCAAATTCTTTTTTCTTGTATTCACATTTAGATTTGTAACAGTTACTAGACTTTTACCTAGCTTGTTTTTTTATTCTCGTTTCAGAGTCAGCAGTTATTTTTTTCTACTGTGCTTGCACTTATTGTCTCGCAAGATCATGGTTAGGTTTTTACTTTTGCAACCGCCAACATGATTATTTTTTTCTCATGTGACCAAAGGGTCAAAAGACTCGTGATTGATAGAGAGAGCATTCTCCAGAGGTAAGTTAAAATATGACTAGCCTATTGTTTCTCCTCCAAAATTAGACTGGTCAAAAAGTAACCACACCAAGAAGACCGACACGAAGTCGGGGTTTATTGATCTGTTGTTTCTGTCCATGAGTTAACTTTACGCTAATGGGAGTAGATTGCAAGCAGATTGCAGTCATTACATTGAGAAATATAACCCAGTAAAATATTCTTTATGACCGACAAGAAAAAACCAAACCTTAAAATAGTTAAAGACCGCCCAGAAATTTTGACCCCGAAACAAAGACATTTTGTAGACCTCATAGTAAAGGGCAAGGTAACTTACAAAGAAGCATATGCAGAAGCTTATGATGTGACTCTAACGAAGTCAGGCAAGATTCCCAAGTGGGTAGAAGTAGAGTCATCTAAACTGCTAGCACTCCCTAAGATCACGCTAAGTGTTCAGAGACTTATCAGTAAGCGAGAGGATGGTTCAGTAGCATCAGGCATACGCACAAAGAACTATGTTCTTGAAAGGCTAATGAAAGAATCTAAGGAAGCAGATTCAGACGCTAGCAGAGTCAGGGCATTAGAATTACTGGGCAAGACCATCGGAATATTTACAGATGTTGTGGAGCAAAGAGAAGAGAGAGCAAGCGAAGTGATAGCGGAAGAGATAGAAGAGAAGATCATCCGACTACTAGAAGAGTCACAGAACGACTGATCACTTTTTGACCATTGGTTAATTCTTAACCACCCCCTTTTGATTTTATGATCTGGATATTCTAGACGACCCCCACCCCCGTTGGACAAACAGGTTACTTGCCTACCATATATACATAGTGATCCACACATTTGATGTGCAGTTTTCATGTACCCCCCCCTTCTTCTTTTTATGCTTGCATTTTGTAATCGTCTATTACCTAAAGCTGTAGGATAAAGGGGTAGGAATCCTACACCCCCATATATTATTATAATTTTTATGTTGACTTTCCGTGTGAAGGGGTACTATTATGGTAAAGTATTGGAATAGATATACCTACTATCTAGTAAATACCAGATAAGTAATTACCAGTTGGTTATACAAGGTATTGATTTTTAAGGAGTATCTATCTTTCAGTATGTACCTACTATGAATCCCAACATACTTAATCAAATCAAGAATCTAGATTCAGTTGAAAAGGCTGAGATGCTTGATCTGTTGGAAGAGTGGGAGTCTGCCAAAAGGCGTGAAGGTTCTCAGAATAACTTCTTAACCTTTGTGCAAGAAATGTGGACTGCTTTCATTCATGGTAAACATCACGAGATAATGGCTGAAGCCTTCGAGAAGGTCGTTAGAGGCGATCTAAAGCGTTTAATTATTAACATGCCTCCTAGACACACTAAGAGTGAATTCGCTTCTTATCTGTTGCCTGCGTGGTTTCTAGGACAATATCCTGAGAAGAAGATCATTCAGACTGCTCATACTGCGGAACTAGCTGTTGGCTTTGGTCGTAAAGTTAGAAACCTTGTCAACAATAACGATTTCAAGGATGTCTTTCCTAATGTTAGTCTGCAAGCAGATAGTAAAGCTGCGGGTCGTTGGAATACCAACAAGGGCGGTGAATACTTTGCGATAGGTGTTGGCGGTGCGGTGACTGGTAAAGGTGCGGACTTATTGATTATTGATGATCCGCATTCAGAACAAGAAGGTGCATCTGCAGATGTGAATGTGTTCAATAAGACTTATGAGTGGTATACCTCTGGACCAAGACAGCGTTTACAACCGAATGGTGCGATTGTGGTAGTAATGACTAGATGGCATCAGCGTGATCTAACTGGTCAGGTAGTAGATGCTAGCATTAAACGAGGTGGTGCAGATCAATGGGAAGTTATTGAACTGCCTGCAATCCTACCATCAGGCGAAGCTTTGTGGTCAGAGTTCTGGAAGCTAGAAGAATTAGAAGCGTTGCGTGCTGAACTGCCGAATAGTAAGTGGCAATCTCAGTATCAACAAGACCCCACCTCAGAAGAAGGTGCATTGGTTAAACGAGAATGGTGGCAGACTTGGGAAGAAAGAGACCCACCCGAATGTGAGTTTGTGATTCAATCTTGGGATACAGCCTTTATGAAGAATCAACGAGC